GCGCCCCCTGCGCCCCAGATAAGTGCATCCAAACAGGCGCTGCTTACGGCCATCTCCGATGTCAGCGACGCCGAGTCAGCCATTCAGAATCTGACCGAAGAAGATATTGATGTACTGCAAACTGCTAAAAAGTTGCAGGATCAGTACTCGGCCATCAGTCGATTCGGCCTTAATAAGAACAAAAACCTGTCGGACAAAATGGATGACCGGGTTAAGGTTGCCAAAGTAATTGGGCGCAAGGAGCGCAAGGAAACCAAGGGCACCCCGATGGAGAAGGCTGTGCTGGCCTACTTCGGCAAGACGCCCCGTGTGGTGGACGCGCTGGACTCTATTGCATTCGACATTGCTTATGACAACCCCGGCTATCGCACTTACATTCCCAAGCCGGATGAGTTGCGTGAGTTTGGTATCACCCCCGAGGCGGAGCGAGCCTACTTCCAGGGCACTGGAGGTGGCGCTGCAAAACTTGCCAGCGAGTGGGCTCGGCGTAATTTGTCGCCGGATGCGCGTGCGCAACTGCGTAAATTTGAAACGCAGTATCGCCGCGAGCGAAAACTGACCGAAATCGACGCCCGGGAGCGTGCAGCAAAGGAGCGGCAAATTCGGGCGGATCAAAAGCGCATCCTGAACGAAGCCGAGGAGACCCGTGCCGAGGCGCAGGATATTATCAACGCCGCGATGACGGATTTGGAGGAGGCCAAAACTGAGTTTGGCGAGAACAGCGCACAGTACGCCGAGGCTCAAAATTTGATGCGTGCAGCGCAAGATCGGGTGGCTGAATTAGAAACGCAAGCTAAAACTATTGAAAAATCTGCTGAGCCCAGCGAAAAGGCCCGCGCAACTGCATACGAAGAGAAGGTAGAAGCCGAACGCGCTGCAACGGCAGCCCTTCAAAACATGTTCCTCAAGCCTCTGAGTCTTGAGGAGGCGAGCCCGTACTCACGTGCGCTGCACCCCCGAGTGCTTGCGGCTATTGAGGCAGGTGACCTGTCCACGGCCCTGATGCTGCTTGCTCAGTTCCAGGGCGACACCGGTAATATGGCTCGGGCGCTGATTGCGGCCAAGATCAGTCCAACGATCTCGGTTGTTACAAACCTGACCAACGACAGGGGGCAGCGCGTACCGGGTGTGTTCAATCCAGCAAACAACTCTATCCAGTTGGATCGTGACCTGGGCCTCAACGAGCACACCTTGTTCCACGAAAGCAGTCACGCCGCTACCTCACATGTTCTGAGTAACCCTTCTCATCCGGTAACCAAACAACTCAATACGCTGTTTAGCGACGTTAAGGACAGTCTCGACACCGCGTATGGTGCACAGTCTCTGGATGAGTTCGTTGCCGAAGCCTGGGGTAATCAAGACTTCAAGAACAAGTTGGCCGCAATCAACCCCAAGGGGTTGCCGATTACGGCGTGGCAGCGGTTTGTCAATATCGTCCAAAACTTCTTCCGGCGCTTGATGGGTCGGGAGTCCAAGCCGGTCGAATCGGCGTTTGATGTAGCCGACCGCCACATTCGGGCAATCCTGTCACCTGCACCTGCGGTGCGTGAGGGCGAGAGGCTGTATGCAGCCGTGGCCAATCCCAAAGCTCCAGCGGTCAGTCAGTTCTTTGAGGGTGTGGCCAAACAACTTGAACGCCTGCCGTTCATGACGACTGAGCGTGCTGACGATGTACATAAGTTTTTGACAGATACCGCCAGTAGCATGGGTCGCAACCTTCTTTTGTCTGTCCTGCCACAGCACGCACTAAAGGACGTTGCCAAGAAGTACATCCCTCAAGTCGAGCGAATCACGCGGTTGTTTGATGAGCGCGGCGCAGACGAGAACCTGCGCAACGAGAAGATCGAACCAGTTGTGGAGATGGCTGAGTCCCGGGTAAAGCGATGGGGCGAAGACCTGACCAAGCGGTTTAACAACGTCGTGTATGACAGCACGACCAAAGGTGTTGACCCGACTCGACCCCAGCAGTACTACATTGATAAGTATTCCAACGACCCCGGCTACCGCGATCAGGTGCTGGACATTCACTTTGAACTCAATCAGGAGCTTGACAAAATCCCTGGCGGGCGTGAACTCTACACAAAAATAAAAAATGTTTACGCCAAGCTGTATGAGGAAGTCAAGGCAGCAATCGGCGTGCGTATCGACGACACAGTTGAGTCCGAAGAGATGCGCACGAAGATGAAGAGTTACATTTTTCAAAAGCTGGTTGAGAAAGGCGACATCGACCCCTACTTTCCGCTGACACGTTATGGTGACTACTGGCTAACCTACACCGCTCCAGACCGGACAGGGCGTATTGAAATGTTCGTGCGTGCCTACGAAACCCCCCGTGCGCGTAGCCGGGACGTAGAGATCCTCAAAGAGATGGCCAAGGACGGAGTGCCCATCAAGGACGTTACGACGTATGCCAACATGTCGGAGATTTCTTACCGCAACGCGCCGCCGTCTTCGTATGTGCACGGCGTGATGAAGATGCTGGAGCAGGCTCGGCCTAAGAGCGAACTTGATCAAGCCAAGTACGACGTGGCGATGGAGCAGATCCTGCGTCTGTTCTTGTCTACGCTGCCTGAAACATCATTTGCACAGGCGCTCCAGAAGCGTAAAGGCACCGAAGGCTACTCACGTGATTCGGTTCGCGCCCTGCGTGAGAAGGCTTACTCAATTTCCCGCCAGATCTCCAACATGAAGTACGCGGCGCTGCTAAACAAAGAGCGCCAAGACATGCGTGAGCACGTCATCAACGTCAGCAAGGTGGGCGGCAAAGATAACCAAGTTACCAAAGAGTACGCCGACGAACTCGACGCACGTATCGACACCGCGATCTCCCCGACCATCTCCAACTGGTCGCGGGTGGCTACTTCATTCGGCTTCTTCTACCTGCTCGGCTTTAACATCTCTTCAGCCCTGGTCAACTTGACTCAGATACCGCTGATACTGTTCCCATATCTTGGTGGTAAATATGGGTTAAGAGAGTCGCAAAGAGCAATACGCGAAGCCACGCGCATCTACTCCACAAGCGGTTTGCAGCGTGAGGTCGAGGTCTACAATACCGATGGCGAGAAGGTCAAGCGTAAGGCGATGCCTTCCATCGACAACTACGACTTTGACGACCCGAACCTGCCCCCGGAGGTAAAAAAGTACAAGACGCTTGCCCGGATTGCACGAGATATGGGGCAACTCAACCGCTCCATGTTATACGACGTGTTGGAAGTCGATGGGCGCAAGAGCCCGCTTACCGCAGTCAATGCAGCCGGTGGATTTATATTTCACCACGGCGAGCGCATGAACCGACAGGTTGCCCTGATGTCCGCATACAGCCTTGAGTTGGAGCGACTAAAGAAAGACGAGCCGGGTTTGTCGGAGCAGGAGCGTGAACAGCGTGCCGCTGAAGAGGCGGTTTATGTATCGCAGTTGACCAACGGTGGTGTATCTGCTGCCGCAGCCCCACGCATTGCGCAGAACTCGCTGGGCAAAGTGCTGTTCATGTTTAAGTCCTACGGCGTGTCGATGTATTACCTGCTGTACAAGATTACACGTGAAGCGTTTGGCAACCAGCCGCCAGAAATTCGATCTGCTGCGCGTAAACAACTTGCCTACATCTTCGGCACCGCCGCGCTGTTCTCGGGCTTGCGTGGTTTGCCGCTCTTCGGTGTATTGGCATTGCTTCACAGCATCATCAAGGACGATGACGACGAAGACTTGGGCACCATCACGCGGGCAAACGTGGGTGAACTTTGGTATAAAGGTTTGCTCAATTACATAACAGGACTCTCTGTTGCGGAGCGCACGGGTCTCAGCGACCTAATCTTCCGCGAAAATCCGTTTGCAGGTGACAGCGCAACTCTGGCAGAAAACTTTGCCAACTACTTTGGTGGCCCGGTCTATGGTGCAGCAAGTCGAATCGACCGTGGACTAAAACTTATCAACGACGGTGAGTTGCAGCGGGGCATCGAAAGCATCACGCCGCTGTTTCTCAGCAACTTGCTGAAGTCTTATCGATTTGCAACCGAGGGTGCCAACACGATGCGGGGTGATCCCATCGTCGGAGACATCGGTGCCTGGAATGTGGCTGCTCAAATGTTAGGCTTCACCCCCGCCGAGTACACCAAGCAGTTGGAGATCAACGCGGCGCTCAAGGGCATCGACAAGACGGTGACCACCAACCGCAGTAAGTACTTGCAGCAGATGAACGTGGCGCGGCGTGCGGGTGACACCGCTGACTACACCGAAGCGTATGAACGTCTACAGAAACTCTACGGCAAGCATCCGGGCCTTGGCAGTCAGGCTGACATGCAAGAGACTATCGCAAGGAGCCAGCGGTCGTTTGATACATCACGTCCGAAGTTGTATCACGGTGTGACGTTGAGTAACGCGATGCGCCCCGAGTTGCTTGAGCTTGCCAAAGATCTTGAAGACTAAAAAAGACCCCGGCGCGGGGCCGGGGTAATCACTTGATTGAAGAGATACGAGATGGAAACGGTAGCATTGCACTACCGGGTCGTATCATATCACAACAACCTCCAGAAGCGGGCTCCTAACTTTCCGCTCTCAATCTGCTCGACCCACTTGAGCGCCATGTTACGTTTACGGGCGGCTACATTCATCTGTTTGACAAGCCGTGTAATGTTTACTGCCGGAATAAAAACAGATGCGCCAACTACAAAGGTTCTCCAAGGTACATTAACCGGCACACCATCAGGGTTTATCTCACTTTGCTGCTTCAAAGAGGGCATCGGATGACTCCAACTCTTCGGACATGTAGGATGAGCAATCCAAAACCAGTACGTCCACAGGCGGTAGGTTCATACGGGTGCCCTTTCCAAGCCTGACCTTTCTGACGTGGGCCTTGGCTGGCCCCTTCTTCAGGCCATCTACAACATCCCCATAATGAAGCTGTTGTTTCATGCACCAGTCTTTTAGGGGCTTTGGTAGTAGGTACAGCCGCTTCAGATCGTATTCATACCGGGCGACAAGCTGTACACGAGGTGCGCTGTCCGGCACGATGTAGTCTTCCGTAGCGGTCTTGGCCCGAGAGTCGTCAGTGCTTTTGATGCGGAGAATGTTGTTGTAGTTCTCTGCCAAGTACATCGTTAGAAAATCTTCAGGCACACCGGACGACGTATCAAGTGCTTCTTTATTTGCGATGATTTGATCTACGATCCACTTGAACACTGCCTTGAGGTCGTAGTTAATCATGCCCAGGCGCTTTGCAATCGCTAGTCCTGCCAGCGCCGAGGCTGCCTGTACCGACCAAAATCGATGCGGTTGAGCTAAGCCCGCAGCCGCATCTACGCGCCCCTGCATGACAGTATACAACTCCCGGCATTGCTCCAAGTTTTTGATAACAAACTGCATGTAAGGCACACAAGCATGCCCGTGATGCTCATTAAGCTGACGGCTAAACTCGTCGGTCTCAGATTTACTGTCAAACTTATACAACTGTGCAGTGGTTTCTATAACCCGCACGCACTCTGCTTTCGGCATTGCTTTGTACATCAACACCCGAGCAAGCAAACTTGAATTGCCTGTGCTTGAGACGTTAAGTTTCCAGGCCACGCCGCGATACCGCTCAGCGTTCCCCGACGGGCTCATGCGATTGCGTTGCTTCTTACCTGTCAACTGATACAAAAAATCGCTTGCTTCTTTGGGTTGTATATTGGTCAACTCATCTATAGACAAAAAGACGTTCTTAAAAACCTCTGCCCTATTCATCTTGGTTGCGTATGTGTCGCGCTCTTGGCACATCAGTTCGTTTGGGTCGCCCCATACACTGTTGCCAACAAACATAGCAGTTGTCTTACCATGTCCGCTATCTTTGCTAAACATGTGAAACAACGCCGATCCGTCAACGCTAAATGCAACTAATGGTGAGCCGAACGACAAGCCGAGCACATACTGGTGCATCTCCATGCCGGGTCGGTTGTAGAACTCGGCCATCTGCTTCCAGCCATCTAAAGTACCCCGGGCCTGTACGGCTGGCATGATGCGCAGTGTTGCGTTGGACGGAGGGTTGTGCTCAATGCGGTCGGCGTAAATTTCTTTGTCACCTACCACGAAGGCACTCATCTCTTTGTCAACCCAACCAAACTGGCGACGGGCCAAACTTGCCCCCGCCTCACTTTGAAGCTTGTTTACCCAGGCTGTTGTGTATGTCATTAGTTCATCCATCTTAACGACGGCCACACCGTGCATCGCCATGTGCTTGCGATATTCGTCTTTGGACAGCATCGAGGCCAACGGCACAGTAAACTCACGCACGCCGTCTCGTGGGAGATGCAACCGGACTACAACCGACTCACCAATCTCAGGGTCGGTTAAGCGTCGAACAAGATACAAGTCGTTGTGATAGACCGATACCTCTATCGGGTCGCCTTGCTTATCTTTAGCACGCTTAAACACACCCCCGTTGACCCCTCTGAAGAAAGGTCGCGGATATGCAGGAATGACGTAGATCTGCTTGCCTGATGTAGGGGCGTTTTCAGGAACGTCCTCCACCACCCGCTGCTCTTCTGTAGCTTCTTGCACTTCACGGCCCAGTACGATGGGGCTCTTGATCTTATTTTTGTTGGGGCACTTGGAACACACCCCAGGATTCAACTTATCAAATGTCTCACAGGTGTACGGCCCCTTGATTTGATTTGACTTACGGAACGTCTCGTCGGGGTCGTAGTTCGGGTACTTCGCTGATAAACTGTGAGCGGCTCGCTCAGCGTCCACGCAGAACTTTGCTATGGACAATCCGCCGCGCCACATGGGCTCACTCATCGTTTCTTGTTCTTCGATGATGTGTTTGAGTTGATTACAGCCGCGTCCTGCGGCTGTTTTTATGATAATGGTCTTAAAGACGTTCCGGTAGTTGCCAAGGATGGCTGCTGTCAAATCATCTTCCGCTACTGTGGTCGTAACCCGTAGCGGTGCAGCCTTAGTGATTGGAGCATTTCGTTCCAGAATTTTTTTAAACTCTGCAAACTCAGTGCCTGATGACAAGCCCCCAATTAAATTTACAGATCTTGGGGGAATGTCCTTAAAGTTCCTTGTGCCCGGAACCCGGAGCACACGTGCTACATCAGCGGTGACAACAGGATCAGCAAGTAAATTGTGTTTAATGCACAACGCCTTAAGTCGCTCGGCAACGGGGAGCCACCCTTCTACAGGGATAGCCTCTGTCATCGGCCAGTAGGCGTGCAGCCCCCGGCCTGAGTTGACGATGATTGGGCGTGGTAGTCCTACCGTCTGAGCAAACTTACGCAGTGCCGAAATACCATCGGACTGTCCCCCCGGATAGCCTTCTGTTGCGCTTTTGTGGGGGCCGCAGTCGATGTCTAGAAAGAAAGACTTAATATGTGTGGCGTTATCAGCCCTGCGTGACTTGTCAGTCTCAAAGTTTGCTAATCCAAAGTAAGCATCAAACCCCTCTTCTTGAAGATTAGTCGCCGCCGCTGCCGCAGCGTCGATGGTGGGGTACAACTTCTGAACAACCCGCTTCTTTTCGGCGTTAGCACCGAAAATGCAGATGTAGCCGTCGCTCCCCAATACAGCATTGAGGAAGTCTTGGGTTTGCATGTCGGCAGCAGTCGAGGTTTGAGAAAAAGAAAAAGAAGGGGTGCGCCGTCGCACCCCACGCTTACTTTACTCGTCATCCCAACCGGCGACCAACTCATCAAGACTGCTGCTTTTGTCAGTTTTTTTAACCACCTTTTTGGGGGCGGGTTCCTCTTCCTCTTCCACCACAGTCGGCGCGGGGGCCTTTTTAGGCTTTGGTGCTTCCACGGCACGCTCGGCCTTGGGAGAGACGACCCGCATCTTGACGGCCTCTTCAGCTTCAAACGAGTCGCGCATATCACGCACAACCATGAGCTCTTCTTCGGTAATTTGACGCACCGGCTTAAAGACAAGCTTGGGTGTGGGCACTGACGTGTCAAACCGCATCTCGGTAATGACTCCAGCAATGGGTGCGTCGTGGGCCTTCAGATGCCGTGCATAGGCTTGCAGTGGCAGCTTGCCCTTGTCGCCATCGCCAAACACAGACGTGGCGGGCAGAATTATCTGATACACCTCACGCTTCTCTACCTCCCCCTCAAGCAGCACCGCAATACGCCGAAAATAGCGGCATGCTCGGCTATCTCCTTGGCCCGACCCTTTGACGTTTTTAGGGCAGTCTATGCAACGCGGTGCCTGACGTTGACCCTCCGGCACTTCCGGTGCGGGGCTGACCTCATCGACAGACCAGCATGTGGGTTGTGCGGCTTGGCCCTCCACGTAAGACCCGGCAAAGTACGTCCGGTGATTTTTCGGCGCAGCCTTGATGATGATCACATTCATGGCGCGATCTTCACTGGTGCGATATTCTTTTGAGCCAATCATCTCGCGGAACACGTTGCCCTTGATGCTGATTCGGCGCTGTCCAAGTTCGCCACCTGACAGGCTGTCGGTGGTCTCGTCTTGCAGTTCTTTCAGGTAAGCGGGGACGCCACCTTTGAACAGAGTCATTTCGCTCATCTCGTATCTCCTAAAAGTCTTCGTCAATTGATGCGGGCTGGGGGTTGGCTGTCTTTTCTTCTTGCCGTTTGGCATAGCTGCGCAGAGCAACTTCCACCTCGGGCAGCTTGAACCGGAACGTGTTGCCAACTTTTAAGTAGGACTCGGCGGGGATGATGCCCTTACGAATCCACACACGAACCGTCGATACCGACACCACGAAGTGTTCTGCCAACTTTTGTATGTCTACGTATTTATCTTCCATCGCTACGTTCTCCTGACCGTGATGGTGTACTCGCTGTCCACATTCAACCCCGGGGGCAGCAAATCGGGGTGCTGCTCAAGGAACGCTTGCGTGTTGCCCTGATGCAGACGTTTCTCCAACAACTCGGGAACCGCGTGCTTCAAGATGAAGCGGTTCATGGCATCCCAGTCACTTGTCCAAAAGCGCTTCCTAATGGTGCGGTAGAACATACCGCTTCCATCAGCTAAGCGAACACTGTCCACGCTCTGATCTTTGCAGTAGTCAAGCAGCCCCTGCTTGACCAGCTTCATGGCGCTTTCTAACTTCTCCAGTTCGGTCTCGTGCGCCTTGACCATCGTGTCCCTGGCTTGACGCATCTTCAGATAAACCTTAACCAGCTTTTCGGGGGGAACAGTGCCCCCGCCTTTATCAGACTTGTCCATCTCAATCTCCGTTTTAGTTAGTAGAAAAGCACTATAGTGACATTTCGTCACTCAGTCAAGTAACCCTTTGTAAAGCTCAACTATTCTTGTGTGTATGTCTTCTTTAGCATCAAGTAGTCTGTAAATGTGCCGCTCTGCGCTAGATCCTATCAGACGCACAACTGTGGTTGGGTGTCTTTGTCCAGCACGGTGAACCCGAGCGTTGGCTTGGGCGTATGTCTCTAGACTGCTCGTTGGCCCCCACCACACTACGGTATCGGCGGCAGTCAGGGTCACACCATGTGCAGCAGCCTGTGGTTGAATTACTAAAATGCGGGGGTTGGAGGTTTCTTGAAACCGCTTGAAAATGTCCGACCGCTTAGATGCAGACACGTCCCCGTTGATAATTTCGGTGGTGTACCCGTCTTTAAAAAGCTTGGCCGCGACGATTTCGATTGCGTTACGAAAAGGCACAAAGACAAGTATTTTCTTGGCCGACTCATTAACAACTTCTTTTAGGACGGCGTATCGATTGCGTATATCAAACTCAACTGTTTCTCCTGAGTCTGAATAAACCGCACCACAAGATAGTTGCAGGAGTTTGTTGAGGTTTACGGCGGCATTGACCGACGTGATAGCCTCCCCTGCGGCCTCAACAATCATTTTGTTTTTAAGTACGGAGTAATATCGCTGTTGTTGTTTAGTTAGTTCAATTTCCCGGCTAACGTAAGTCATTTCCGGCAAATCCATACACTCGTCTTTGGTATAACGTATGGCCGGTTGCAGCGCGTCAAACACAGTCTGCGTAGCCGAAGGTTTGGGCACCCATCGAAACTGTCCTACTTTAAACATAACCATTTCGCGGAACGAAGATGCAAATTTAGGCACACCCATTGGGTTGACTAATCGAGCCAAGCCGTAAGCGTCAACTGGTGATTGAGCCGCAGGAGTCCCCGTCAACATCCACAACCAAGGTATGGGCTGCGCTAACCTGTGCAATATCTTCCATCGTGTTGTCTGTACGTTTTTATAGGCGGTAGCCTCGTCTACTACAACAAGATCAAAACCTCCTTGGGCGATCTCATCGAACACGATCTCCACGCCGTCGTAGTTAATGATGACATACTCAGCCGTACCGTTTATGGCATTACGGCGTTTCTCCGCATTACCGTAGGCCACAGCCACTGTGCGGTGCATTGCAAACTTAAACAAATCATCACGCCACGCGCTATCCATGATAGACAGCGGGCAGATCACCAAAACGCGCCGGATTCGCCTCTGCTTCATAAGATAGTCAGAGGCCCAAATGACCGAGCCGGTTTTACCCGTGCCTTGCTCGTTTAAGCAAAAGGCGCGTTTGTGCAAAGTAAGAAACGACGCCGTGTCCTTCTGATGGGCAAACGGGGAGTGCATCCCTGGCCAACTGTACTCTTTGAGGATGGGCGAAGGTATGTTTTTGATCTTGAGGTTTTTGAGCACATGGGCCTCGTCAAGCCCCCATCTGACCAACACGCGATGATCGTCTACCAAAGTGCTTTTTGGTATCACTGCGGTAACTTTCTTAGGGTCTCGTAACCTTAAGAGTAGCGCTTTGTTATCAACAATTTCCATCTTGTCTCGTAGTCAAAGATGGCGAAACAGGCAGAGTGGGGTCTCCACTCTGCCGTTCGCTGTCTAACTCTTTCCTCAATCCCAAGGTCACACAGCGGAGAAAGCCCGAGGGCTTGAGCAACCCTCGCTTAAATTCTGTGCCCTTGTTGGTGTAGTTTTGTTTTAGCGCCCACCCACACCTTACAGCGCATCCGGCAGCAACCAAACCGGAAATTCAAATGTAGTGCTTCTGTCCTTGAACATCAACCCCGGGTCTTCACTTACGCTCGCCTTTATGATGTAGGTTGCGGCTGCGGTTTTTGCTTGGTGGCTCTAAGTGATACCCGTCCGCATTCTTACCGCCTTTAGCTAAAGCTTTGGTGTGCGACACGTCCTTACCTACACGGCTCACACCCCTCTTGTCTAACGCACGTCGAGCACGCTGTCGTTCCATGCGATCCTCATGCTCGCCTCGCTTCTTCTGCATTTCGTACTCGTGCTTGTACGGACGCGGTGATTTGGTGTACGGCATATCAGTTCCTTCCGTTGTGGGAGCAGTTTGTTACTACGCAGTGCTTTTGGCACAATCCACTTGGGTGCGGGTTCCAAACATCATTAGCCATCGCAATTTTTAACCTTTGATGGCGACCCATCCACTTCTCCCATAATACAGTTTCCTGAGAAACATCGCAGCGGCTTTTAACAAAAGAGTTGGCTATCACAAACAGCAGTCCGGATTTGACGCGCCGAATTGTGGGAAAGTGCTTAAACACGCACAGGGACATTAGCTCCAACTGGTCAGGATCGGCGTACTTAGTGCTCTTACCTGTTTTGTAGTCTACGATTCGAGCCTCTCCGGTTTTGTGATTGAGGATAAGCAAATCGGCAACCCCACGAAACCAAACATCAGGCGAATTAAATGCACAGGGGCGTAAGTCTGCCGTAATTCCCATCGAGTGCTCGCACAGCTTCTCCCCAAAGAACTGGTTTAATCCGTCGAGAGCGGATTTAGCAAATGCAAAGTAGTCCGGCAGTGGGGTGCCGTCACGAATGTAGTGTTCAGCAGCCTCATGAAAGCGTTTACCGTACATAAGATGTTCGGCGTTGTCGTCTTCTTTGAAGTCTTTAGCAACCCGCAGGTGGTAGTATTTGCGAGGGCACTGCTCAAACAACTTTAAGCTGCTGTACGACCACTTCATTTCTCAGCCTCTTTCTGCATGCACATCAACGCTGAGTGGGCCTCTGCTGCCCATTTTATCGCCAGCAACGCTTGCTCACGCGCCTCAAACCAACTCTTTTCAAGGGCTGCATCGTGCAGTGCTTTGAGCGACTTCTCAGCCATCATGGCCGGATAAGCGTAGTCAATAATTCTATCAACAATCACCATAACTTTTCCCTACTCCCGATTCACAGTTAACAGGCAGCCCATGTGCCCATTCGGGTGTCCACCGCATGCACTCTTCTATGTAGGCTTGTGCTTGCGCAACCTCGTCATCCGGTGCAATACATGCTACCGCATCATGTACTGTCAGTACGACCTTGTATCTCTTGGCGACCCTGAGCATCTGCTCAGCAATCAAACATCGAGCCAACGCCTGACAAATGTTCTCAATGACCTTGCCCCCGTAGATGCGGGTGCGCCCCTTGCGAGTGCGGTATGAGAACTCCGGCCCCTTCTCGCCCTCTGTAAATTTCAAATCATCGTAACGCAGGTACAGCCCGTTGGGAAGCCTAATCGCGGAGTGCAGCGTTGCCACCTCCAACACGCCATCTCGGCCCAAGGGCACCTTGCCGTCGTCCCACCGAGAAATCGAAACCAAAGCCATCTGGGCCTGCCGCCACAAAGCGGTCACAGCATAATTTGTTTGGCGGTACACCTCAACGATTCGTCGGGCCTCATCCAACGAAACTTCAACCCCGTAGGTCTTGAGTTGAGCTTGAAACTTAATCGCGCCCATGCCGTAGCCGCAGCCAAGCACGGCGGTTTTGCCCATGAACCGCTCGGGTTTGCTGATCTCGTCCTCGGGCTTGTTGTAGATAGCCGAGGCCATCTTCTTGTAGACATCTTTACCCTGAGCGAACGTCTCCAACAGATCATCCTGCCCGGACAGCCAA